CAGATAGAAGATGAACTAATTAACAACACAAGGCCTTTAAAAAACTAATGACAAAAAAAAATATGGATGTATTGCGAACAAGTATGTTGCTTACAATCTATAAAGAACTAGCCGATAAAACTATTGAGATGTTAGAAAAGTATAATGATGACCAACTCATAGCCTCAACCCTCGTGGCACAAGGTCTTAGAGTGTATAAGAGTACGTTATCCGATGAAGAATTTAAGGATATGCTTAAAACTATCGTTAATGATGCTGAAAAGATTAAACCATTCTTTGACGGCAAAGAAAAAACTATAAATTAATATGGAACAAATAATAGAAGGAATATTAGCATTTATATTATTATTTTTAATATTTTAATATGATTGCGTTGGTATCGGATTTAGGTTTTTGGTGGTTTGTATCATCAATAGTTATGTGCGTTTTAATTTACGCATTAATAAACAAATAGGAGGAAATATGTTGCATGTAATATTCTATACGGCCATAGTCGTATTTTTTTTATATTTAATGTTAGCAAGATCAAGATTTTAATTTGACATTTGTATTAAAATAACTATATTAACACTACTAATAGTATGTATGACTATTAGGTCTCTTTTAGATAAGAGTATAAACATATCTTACCCTTTGTTAGACAATGGAGGGGTTAGTTCTAGTCATCTAATCCCTCTCTAAATTTATATGGATATAATTTTTACAACTGAATTTTGGTTAATTATTGGATGGGCTTCTTTTTTGATATGGCTTACGTGGCTAGGCCGTAATAATTAGCAAAGCCACTTCGACTCATCCTCATTATAAGGAAACATTATTTAATGTTTATTTTAACACCATCAATGTCTTTAGGCTCATTAAGACCCAGTTTAATTTTTAATAAACCGTCTTTCATTTCAGCTTCATCAATGATTACATCTTTAGCTAATTCAAATTGTTTAAAAAACTTTCTAAAAGCTAAACCCTTTTGAACGTAGTCTATATTTTTATCTTCAACTTTACCTTCTACAGTTAAGATACCGTCTTTTACTTCTATAAGAACGTTTTCTTTATTATATCCAGCAAGTCCTAACTCTAAACCGTATTTACCTTTTGAGTATTTAACTACGTTATAGAATGGAAAAGATTGTACTTTTGACCACGTGTCAAAAATATTTTCAAATGTATCATCAAAAAACTTTGTTGATCCGTTGAATAATTGTTTTTGTATTTTGTTTACGTTAAGTAAACCATTATTGTCTAATAAAGTATTAAACATAATTATCTCCTTTTTAAGCAAGTTAATTAGGTCTACCCACATGGTACAACCCATGACATTATATAGGTAAACCTCCCCCTTTTTCAAGGGGGAGGAAACTTTAAACAATGAAAGGAAAAAATAGAGTGTGATACTCTATGTCATTGATTTTATTACCAAATTTAGTATAAGTCAATTATACCAATTTACTTATATTTACTCATCCTCATCTTCATCTTCGAATTCAGAATCTTCAGCTTGAGATTCTAATTCTTCGACTTTTTCTCTGATAGCTTCAATATCTTCATTGATTCTATCTAATATGTCTTGAATGTTTTCTTTTTTCTTAGCCATGAGATACTCCTTTCGGCCGATATGATCTCAAATAAAATTTATGGGATCAACTACTAGGTAGTTAAAAATGATGTGACTAATGCTGTTGTACTATTAAGAACAATACTTCGCCACTTATCTGCTATTTTTTTGCTTTCTTTTCTTTTTTCCTTATCAGTTTCTTTTTTATATGCTTCATAATGTCTATAATATTTAATCCAATTAATTTGTTTTTCTGTAAATTTAATATCACCACGTTTAACTGCTAATAAATATTTTTCTTTAACTAAATCAGGATCAAAACCTGACCAATAACATACCTTTTGAAAATCTTCTTCACTATTAATTATCCATTCGTGAGCTTCCATTTTAAAGATACTTGTTTTCCGATCTGATAATCCTTGCATGGTATCTTCAAGAGCATTACATAAAACACCACGCCATAGTTTTTGTTCAGAAGCTATTTCTTTATCTTCTATAATGGTTTTGGCAAATTCAATGCCCATAAGTCTTAACAAGTTTACCGAGTATGTCATGGTAATATAAGGTCATCTCAGGACTATGTTTGCTCTTAACAAAATAATCGTAGTTATCATGTACTGCTATTAACAAGTCTGTGATTTCTTGTCCAGACCACGCTGAATAATCCATGTCTGGTATGTTTTCTAGCCTGTGAGGTTTAAAAATATTTGTACGTTTAATACGTTTCATACGTACATTGTAAGTCTTATTTCTTCTTTTTACCACCATCATACACTTTAAATATTATTGGTTTTTCGTCATTTTCAGGAATATTTTTTGTATTAAAATCATTTTTACCTTTGCTATACCAATAAATTTTACACAAAGGCAGAAATCTTTCATCAAATGCAGGATCAAAACCATATGTTTTACCCATATAAAGATTAAACATAACATGGCAAACAAGTTCGTATTGAAATTTTGTAAGTTTCTTAGATAAAAAACTTAGAGAAGATAGAAATTCTTGATGAATTGGGTCGTATTCGTTATCCATGTTAAATTAATAACATAAATAACGAAATAAACAACCTTAATGTTTTCCGTTAAGTAAAGTTTTTATAAAAACTTCGTATTTTACTTTTTCTTTTGATGCCTGATATTTGCAATAATCATGTACTAATTTAGATATCATACTTGCGGGTGCTCTAAACTTTTTACCACAAAGACTTTTTAATATCTTATAGTCGTCAATTCTTATAGCAACACTCTTCCATTTACTAATGTCCATTTTTTATCCTTAAAGCTGTACGTTTTTCCACTCTTGCATTCTTTCCTCAAAAGTAGGTTCAGATCTTAGTTTCCAAAATATATCTAATCTTTTAAACAAAGGCGGATAACTTCTACCGTCTGGATGATTAGCCATATAGTAGTCTTTAAACGCATATTTTTTAAAGTTAGATATGTATCTTTTTATCATTGTTATTATCATAATACTTGTTTTTAAATAGTTTTATTGGTAGTGTCAAGGAATATTGACAATGCCTCCCAAGTTATATAAGATAATCTCATGAAGTCGTATCGCTTTACCGCTAGATATGCTGGTCAACGTATAGTACTTGATGTAAAGGCAGTAGATGATGATGAGGCGAAAAACAACTTCATAAAACAACTTAGAGAAGGCGGAGGAACTTGGAATAAAGAAATTACTTATTCCCCATCCAAAGTCTTCCTAACATATGAGGAACTGAATGTTTCATAATGAACAGTCTCTTATTACTAGAAAAATGATTCTAGAATCTAAATGGAATCATATGTTTTTAGAAAGAGGATCAGAGACAATAGATATGATGCAGATTGAACTCGAACTGAAAGAAATTAAAAGACAGTTAAGAGAACAAGCTGTATTCAAAGTAAGAGAAGAATTAGAAGAAGACTTAGATATAGCTTCTTAAATTTTTTATCTTAACATCTTATCTTTGGGAATACCCTCAGAGAATAGATATTTACACTTTGCTGTGTAGTCAACGATATCGTCTTGAAATAAAAATTCAAAATTTCTTATTACTTTTTCTTCTTTATGAAGTTTAAATACTTTTTTATTCATTTGTTGTAAGAATTTTTCTTCATCTTCATTTTTTGCTATATAACAAATTGAAGAATTTGCATGTTCTTTTATAAAATTATATCGGCTACAGCCATCAGTTATGATATACTTATTATCTTTTTTAGATAAAACTATTGGACAAATTAATCCTACATCTTCTATAGAATCATTAATATCTGTTGCGTGTTCTTTATGATTGCAATTAATTATATTATCAAAATTAATTACTTCTAATCTTACCCCAAATATTTGATATAGAGGGTGAATCATTTTTGAAGGCCCGTGATCCGTGATCCCTGTTATATGATTTTTATTACCAATTTCGTTCTTCATAAGCCTTTAATATACCAATGCATAATTCTTTTGTCACGTTGCATTTCATTTGATTAGTTCTGTTAGCTACAAATACAATATTTTCAAGTGTATAGCCAATATTTGGATTTAATCTATCTACACTTATTCCATTATTAACTTTAGAATCACTATAAGTACTTGTTTTAAAAAAAATAGTTTGTCTTGTTAAAGCACAAGTATATCCATAACGTTTTTTATGTTCTTCCCACAATGTAAAAAACTGTTCTTTAGTCACATAACATCTTCTTTTTGCTTTTTCTTCTTCTGGATAATTTTCAAATCTTTTATCAAATTCTCTTTTTTTTAAATATCTGTAAAGATTTGATATATACCCTTTTTCAGTATTATTATATTTAAGAGCTATACTTTTAACACAATTTTTACAACTTGAGCTAAGTTTATCTTTTTTTGTTAAATTTTTATAAAAATCATTAATAGTTAGTATTTTTTTACAAAGGCTACATTGTTTGGTTATCATTCTACCTCTCCCCAACTTTTGCCAATGGCTACATCCACTAAACTTGGAACTTTAAACTCTATACAGTTCTCCATGGTTTTTTTAATTACTTTAACATCTTTAACTTCATCTTTGATGTTAAAACATAATTCATCGTGAATTTGTAATAATGAAGTATGTCCTGCTTCATGACAATCAATGATAGCTTGTTTAGTTTGATCGGCTGCGGAACCTTGTATCAATCTATTTAAAGCTTTATATGTTCCAGCTCTTTTAATATTTTCTTGTCCACCAAATTTAGCAATAGCTGTTTCAAAGTTTTCAGAGTTTACCATTACCCAATCTTTAGGTTCCCATCTATCAAATCTACATTTGCGACCTTTCTTAGTTCTAATAGCACCTTCTTTAGATGCCTTATCCATACAAAGATTAATAAGTTTTTTAACGAATGGAACTTTCTTATTATATTTAACAATTATTTCTTTAGCTTCTTGCTCAGATAATCCTAAAGATGTTGCAAGTTTGGTATTACCCATTCCATACATCAAACCTAAACCAATTGTTTTAGCTTGTGAACGATCAATACCTATCATATCAGCAACTGTTTGGTGAAAGTCTGCTGAAGCATTTTCATATGCTTTAATAAGTTCTTGTGATCCTTCATAACCAACTGAAGCGGCATAGTGTACAACCATTCTTGGTTCTTGTTGTGAGTAATCAAATGCTCCCCACTTACAATCTTCATCAGGTAAGAATAAAGATCTAATCTTAGGGCCAAAATCTTTATTACGTGCAGGAATTTGTTGCAGATTTGGATTAGACATAGAGATACGTCCAGATACAGTTCCACCTGAATCTGATCTCAATTGATTAATCTCAGCATGTATTCTTCCTTTAACTTGGTATCTCATAATACTTTGTAAGAAAGTTCCATGAAATTTATTTATTTCTCTAGCCTTAGCAATAAGTTTAGCTATTTCATGATTACAATTAGTTAACCAATTAGCTGTAAAGCTGGGTTCATCACTTTTAGAAGTTCTAGGATAAGCTATCTTTAATTTATCAAAAGCTTCTGCTATTTGTCTTGCCGCCCAGATATCAATATCTTTACCTGCTATTTGTTTTATCTTAATTAAGATTTCTTTTTCTTGTGCTTCAAATTCTTTAATAAGTCTTTGACCTTTATCTACATCTACTCTAATTCCTTTTTGTCTCATCTTAATTAGAATAGGAAGTAATTTAGATTCCATTTCCCAAATCGTAGTTAGATTTTGTTTAATGATTTCATTCTTTAGAAATCCCCATAGTTTAAGCGTGAGCCGTGCATCTTGTTCAGCGTAGAATCCAACATGCTCTGCTGGTAACTTCCACATCTCTGCTTTAGGATCAATGCCATGATCTTTAGCTGCTTCTTTTAAATCAGTTTCAGCTTTAATCTCGCCTAGATAATCTTTAGCTAATGAGTTTAGATTATATGCCCATCTATTTTCATCAACGATTGCTGCTGCAACCATTGTATCTACAATCTCTCCATTAACTTGAATACCCATTGCTTGTAACCAACCTAAATCGTATTGAGCATTATGGAATATTTTTCTACAAGGTAATGCACATATTTCTTTCATGTAGCTAATAACTTGCGTAGGTATCATATTACCACCACCAAAATGTTTAAATGGGTAATAACCTTGCCAGCCTTCAACAGCTACAGCAAAACCGATTACATAACCTTTACCAATAGCCCAACCAGCACCAAGACCTTCACTTATACCATCGTCTCTAGTTTCTAAGTCAATTGCTATTTCAGTAGCGTTAGATAAATCCTTATACTCAGAAGGACACAACCAAATACTTTTCTTAAATGTTAATGAATATTGTAAACTTGTCATTTATATTATCCAAAATAAAAAAGTTAAAACACAAACACAAGTTATAAAACCCATATCATAAACTAAAGGTTCATTGTTATTTTTCACTGTAATCCCTTTCTATTATCATTTCTATATAATGAATTGCTTTAAGAAGATCTTCTTTTTTATTTTTTAATTTGTGTCTGCATATATACTTTATTGCGTTGCCTTCCGCAAATGGTAAATTATTTTCATTTATAAATTTAGAAGGTTGTATCTTCATTGTCTTATAATGAGATCCTCCTATTTGTTTAAAAAATGCTTTATTGGTCATTTCTTTTTTCCTCTATGTAAGTTAAATAGTCTTCCCCTATTGGATAGTTGTACTTATAATCAGAGCTCAATAAATGTAATGAATACTTAGCTCTAGTTACTGCAACGTAGACTACTCTTTTTTCGTCCATCTTTTCTATGTTTGTTTTGTTTTGGTATTGAGATGCATAATCAGCTTTAAAATAAACCAAAACATTATCTGCTTCCCCTCCTTTTACAGAATGGATAGTATCTATAATGATATTAGGATCATTATTTAATTGATCTTGTCCATATTTCTGTAATAGAATTTTTACGTAAGTTATTTCCGTAGGCTTAATATTTCTTTTTAATGCATGCCACCATTCTTGGGATTTAACTTCATCTTTTAAAGTTAAACCACACCATGCTTTTAAATCTTCAAAACTATATTCTTTATGATTTTCTTGTTGATCCCAAAATTCTTTCTTTCTATATAAATCATTAGATAAAGATCTAACATATTTATACATATTAATAGCTTCTTCTTTAAATATCTTTTTACCATTAGATAACTTTGTCCAAGTTTTAATAGCTTTCCATTTATTTGATGTAAAAGATTTATTACCTTTATTGTCCATAAAGTATAAACCTTTATCTTTAGCCATCATTCTAAGTTCATTAACAGTAGTTCTAATTTTACCTAGAATATACCAACTACCTTTATATTGACTAAAGTCTAAGTCTCCAAAAGATATATAGCGATGCACACTATCTTTAATATCTGGGTTTGGTAAAAATTCTTTGGGCTCACTATCTAATA